ATGGCAGCGGCTTCGACGGCGCGGCGAACCCCTACGCGTGGCCGCCGCGAGACGAAGGCTGCCAAACCGGGCGAGCCGGAATCCGAGGACGAAAGCTCGGCGCCGAAGTCGAAGCCGATCGCGAAGTCCGCCGCTTCGACGGCGAAGCCAAATTCCAAAGGGGGCGTCACGGCAAAGTCCGCTCCCGCGAAACGAACGAGCGCGAAGCCGAATGTCCTCGTTCAGCGCGTCTACAACACGATCGATGGCGAACTGACGAAGCTCGAGAAGCAGAAGGGGCTCACCTCGCAGGATCGCGAGCGGGCATCCCGCGCACTGTCGCAGATGGTCAACGCACTGGAGAAAGCTGTTGAGATGCAACGCGTGATGACGAAGCGGAAGTCAACGGGAGGTGACGCCAAGAGCAAGGAGGCGCTAGCCCATGCGGAAGACCTACGCCGCGAAATTGCGGAACGTCTTGAACGCCTCAATCGCAAACGGTCGCCTCAGCGAAGTTCTGAATGAACTGAGCGCGGACGAACTCGAGTTCATCTCTCACGATTGGGAACTGTGGGCGCGAGACGAGCAACTTGCGCCCGTATTGATTGGCGCTTCCGACTCGCGTTCCGCGAGCCGGCCGGAAGCGCCGGGCTTGTTGGACGAGCCTCGCGCAACATCGAGCGCACCCGGCGGCCGGCTCCCCGCAGGGGAGTCTCCGGGTGCAAACAAACAATGGCGTGTGTGGTTGCTGCTTGGCGGCCGCGGATCTGGAAAGACCCGCGCCGGTGCGGAGTGGGTGCGCAGCCTCGCACTCTCCGAGCCGCCGGACGACGCAACATCCCCGCACACGGCGGCCGGCTCCCCGCAGGGGAGTCGCCGTGAGCAAACAAAAAACTCGGACGATGCAACAAGCCCGCGCGCTACGGCCGGCTCGCGGAACGCGAGTCGCAGCGCGCCAACAATAAGAATCGCGCTGGTGGGCAAAACACTCGCCGACGTCCGCAACGTGATGATCGAAGGTCAATCGGGATTGCTCGCCATTCATCCGCCGAAGGAGCGGCCGCTGTTCGAACCGTCGAAGCGGCGCTTGACGTGGCCGAACGGAGCGGTAGCGGAATTGTTCTCGGCGGACGAAGCCGAAGCGCTGCGCGGCCCGCAGTTCACGGCCGCCTGGTGCGACGAGCTCGCGAAATGGCGCGGCGCGGAAAGGGCGTGGGACATGCTGCAATTCGCACTGCGCCTCGGCGAGGCGCCGCGCGTTTGCGTGACGACAACGCCGCGCGCGACGAAGCTTTTGAAACAGATCATCGCGGACGAAGCGACAGTGACCGTCAACCTTGCGACCGCCGACAACGCGACGAACCTCGCGCCGACGTTCCTCGCCGAGATGACGCGACGCTATGCAGGGTCCGCGATCGGCCGGCAGGAATTGCTCGGCGAGATCGTGGAAGACGCGAGCGATGGCCTGTGGCGGCGTCACTGGATCGAAGAGGCGCGCGTCACGGCGGCCCCCGAGATGCAACGCGTCGTCGTCGCGCTCGATCCGCCGGTGACGGCGACGGCATCGTCGGACGCTTGCGGGATCGTGGTCGCGGGATTGGGCGTCGACAAGCGCGCCTACATCTTGGCGGATCGGACCATCCAGGGCCGCACGCCGGAACTCTGGGCGCGGGCGGCGCTCGGCGCGTACGACGATTTCGAAGCCGATCGCATGGTGGCGGAAGTCAATCAGGGCGGCGATCTCGTGATCTCGGTCCTGCAGCAGTTTCGCGAGAATTTCCCCGTCGTCAAAGTCAGAGCGACGCGGGGGAAATGGGTTCGTGCCGAGCCGGTCGCCGCGCTCTATGCGGAGGGCCGCGTCGCGCACGTCGGGCGTTTCGATGCGCTGGAAGATCAGATGTGTGCGTTCGGTTCGGACGGCACGGTCAAAGGCCGCAGCCCCGACCGCGCCGACGCGCTCGTCTGGGCGCTGACGGATTTGCTTTTGAGCGATACGACGAAGCCGTCGGTGCGGATGCTCTAATCTCGACCGTCATCCTCGAACGGGCGAGCTTGCGAGGCCGTTCGGGGATCCAGCGTGAGAAGTGCCGAAGGCACGATATTGCGTCTTCGACGAGTCTAACGCTGGATCCCCGGCCATCGACGCAGCTCCGCTGCGCTCAGCCGAGGATGACGAACTCAAAACCCTCATCCCGGCGAAGGCCGGGATCCAGTCGAACATCAACATAACGAGTGTGGATCGCGGACTGGGTGCCGACCTCCGTCGGCATGACGGTGGAGGCGGCGCACACATCAGGCTCCTCGCACAAATTTAGTAAGGACAATGCATGTCGCTGATCTCGGAAGCGCTGACGCGCTGGCTGCCGATGCAAATTAGCGCGCTCGGCGACTGGCGCAACATCCCCGCGCCCGGCGGCCGGCTCCGCGCAGCGGAGTCGCCGGGCGCAAATCAAAAAGGCACGTCGACAGGCCCGCTCATCGCCTACCAAAATCTCGGTGAGCCCGTGTGGGCGCCGCGCGACTATTCCGCCTTCGCCCGCGAAGGCTTCATGCAGAACGCCATCGTCTATCGCTCCGTGCGGATGATAGCGGAGGCCGCCGCCTCGATCCCGCTGCTCCTCTATGAGGGCGCGAACGAGATCGAGGATCATCCGCTGATCGATCTGCTCCGGCGGCCGAGCCTCGATCACACCGGCACCGATTTTCTCGAAGCCTGGTACGGCTTCCTGCTCGTCGCGGGCAATGCGTACGTGGAAGCCGTCGCGCTCGATGGCGAAATCCGCGAGCTGCACATCCTGCGCCCCGACCGCATGAAGGTGATCCCCGGTCTCGACGGCTGGCCGGAAGGCTACGAGTACACCGTGGCAGGACGCTCCGTGCGCTTCATCGATGACGTGGCTGCGAACGTGCGCCCGATCTTGCACGTGCGCCTCTTCCATCCGGCGAACGATCACTACGGCATGAGCCCGATCGAAGCCGCGGCGACCGCGATAGACATTCACAATACGGCTTCGGGCTGGAACAAGGCGCTGCTCGACAACTCCGCGCGGCCGTCGGGAGCGCTCGTCTACGCGGCAGCGAACGGACAGATGACGGAGGAGCAGTTCGCGCGGTTGAAGACCGAGCTCGAGACGAGCTTCCAGGGCGCGCGCGCCGCTGGACGTCCGCTGCTCTTGGAAGGCGGCCTCGACTGGAAGCCACTGTCGCTGACGCCGAAGGACATGGACTTCATCGAGGCGAAGAACACCGCGGCGCGCGAAATCGCGCTCGCCATCGGCGTGCCCCCGATGCTGCTCGGCATTCCGGGCGACAATACGTACGCGAACTATCAGGAAGCGCAGCGCGCCTTCTGGCGCCAGACCGTGCTGCCGCTGGTGAACCGAACGGCACGGGCGCTGTCGAGCTGGTTGAGTCCTGCATTTGTGACTGAGTCTTTGTTTGTGCCCCGCGACTCCGCTGCGCGGAGCCGGCCGCGGGGCACGCTAGAACTGCGTCCCGATCTCGATCAGATCGAGGCGCTGTCGTCCGAACGCGACGCGCTCTGGAAACGCCTCGAAGGCGTCTCGTTCCTAACGGACGACGAGAAACGCGCCGCAGCGGGATATGGGGCGAAGGCCCATGCCGAGAGATCGCTGAAATACAATCCCGACCAGCCGCGCGTTCCGGCCGGCAATGCCGACGGCGGACAGTGGACGGATGGAGGCGGCGGCGGCGGGCGCAGCACGGACGACGGCCGCATCCGCGTTGCGCAGGCAGAGTCTCCCCGGCAATATTGAAATGAAGAATGGCTGACTTACCGATTCGGCTACGTGATAGGAAGCGAAGCATTTAGAGACGGATCGATAGACAATATCGTCGTTAGAAAGACGTATAATGCCGGCGTTTTAATCAGGCACGATCCACGATCTCCGAGAGGATATAGAGTGATCACGGCATATCCATTCAACGATGATACGGAGTGAAACATGCCTCCGCCAGTTCAGTTCAAAAAATTCGTCAAGTTGTTTCTTCGAGGAAGTCGTGAGTTTGCGGAGAACAATACCGATTTCATCGCAAGTGCGGTGAGATTGATGCATGCGGACGAAAAGCCCATAGTAAAGGACTACATCCGCGAGCTTCTTGGAAGCGGCATAAGCGAACAGGAGCTTCAAAATATCTGGCTCTCATGTTTCCCCAATTACGGCATCGATGAGGGAAAAATGCGCGCGTTTCTTACAGAAATTCTTGCTCAACTCGAATAGAGACCGGGTTTCGTGTCCCAAGATCTCCCGTGAAATGAGGAGGCTTCATCGTGGCCAACACGCGCGAATTTATTATGAATATTTATCACACGAGTGCTTTAATAGGTCTCCCGTGTCTCGGCCGAGAAGCATATCTCGAAGACCGAGACTTTCTCGATACATTGACGGGCCGAGAGTATCGTAACATCGAGCGACCCGTGCCTGATCCGGACCACGATACGTGGGTGTGGGATGATCAGCAGTATGATGCGTACTGGGATTTTCGAAAGAGCAGGAGGGAACGAGGTCAGACTAAACTCTGATCTCGCTCAGCCGCGATATCGAGAAGCCTGATCCGAACGCGACACGCTCCGGAAACGCCTCGAAGCCGTATCCTTCCTCACCGACGACAAAAAGTCATCGTGGTTCGCCCTCGATAAGTTCATGCGCGATTTCGATAAGAAACAAGACGCAGACTGATTGCCACCGCGCTCGCTCACTCACAGTCATGCCGGCGGAGGCCGGCACCCACGACAAGCTTCGGTAAAACGGCAGATGCTGTTCACTCGGCGCGGCCAGCATGCGCATGCACTGCGGGTTGCCTGGATCCCGGCCTGCGCCGGGATGACGGACCCGTTTCACCACGCCCGTGCCTTGCGGCCGGCTCCGCGCAGCGGAGTCGCAAGGCACACTCATAAGGACTCCCACATGACCGAACACTTTCTGCTGCCCGCTTCGCTGTCGAAACGGAGCCGGGCGTTGCCGCTCGAGGCAAAGGCCCTCGATGATGGCGTGTTCGAAGGCTACGCGAGCCTCTTCAATCGCGAGGACTTAGGCCACGACGTCATTGCGCCCGGCGCATTTCGCGACAGCCTGCTCAATCGCGGCGCCGCGCGCATCAAGATGCTGTTCCAGCACGATCCGGCCGAGCCGATCGGCGTCTGGGATGAAATACGCGAAGATGCGCGCGGCCTCTTCGTACGCGGACGATTGACGACGGCAGTCTCCAAGGCGCGCGAAGTATTGGAGTTGATGCGCGCGGGCGCGCTCGACGGGCTTTCGATCGGCTTCAAGACGGTGAAAGCGCGGCGCGATGCGGCAACCGGCGTGCGTCGTCTCGAGAAAGTCGATCTCTGGGAAATTTCGGTCGTCACGTTTCCGATGCTGCCGGGCGCGCGCGTCCAAAGTGTGAAGACGCGGCCGTTCGTGGCCAGCGCGCCGACCGAACGAGAATTCGAGCGCTGGCTCACGCGGGATGCTGGGCTAACGCGGATGGAGGCGCGGGCGGTGCTCCGCTCGGGCTTCCACGGTCTCAAGGCTTTGCGGGATGCAGGCCGGACCTTCGGCAACGACGCTACGCTCGCTTCTCGTTTCCGGAAAGCGGCGCGGCTGATGGCACAAGCGTAACACCTAATTCCCGTCATCCCGGCGAAGGCCGGGATCCAGTCAGAGTTCAGCAGAATGAAAAGCGATCGTCTCGGCCAGAGCATCGAGAATGATCGCGCAACTCATCTGCAAAGGCTTGTCTGGGCCCCGGCCTTCGCCGGGGTGACGGACTAGGGGCGAACGCTCGCGCCTTTCTCCTATTTCAAACAAACAGGACTAACACATGACCAACACGACCACCCTCGAAACGAAGGGGGCGGGCGGAGAAACCGCGCGCGCCTTCGAAGAATTTCTCGAAGCATTCGAAGCCTTCAAGGAAACGAACGATCAGCGGCTGGCTGAGATCGAACAGCGCGGCACGACGGATACGCTCGTCGCCGAGAAGCTGGCGCGCATCGAGGAAACCCTCGATTCCACGAAGCGCGTCGCCGATAACCTGGCGCTGAAATCGGCGCGTCCGCATCTCGCAGGCGGCGCGGCATCAACGTCCGATCTCGCGCACAAATCGGCATTCGACGGCTACGTCCGCCGCGGCGATGCGCAACGTCTCGCCCGCATCGAAGAGAAAGCACTATCCGCGGGCACCGGCGCTGACGGCGGCTATCTCGTCCCGGCCGAGACGGAAGCAGCGGTCAATCGCGCGCTCAAAGCCATCTCGCCGATGCGTGCGATCTCCGGTATCCGCCAGGTCTCAGGCTCCGTCTATAAGCGACCATTCGCGACGGGCGGCGCCGACACAGGCTGGGTCGCCGAAACGGCCTCGCGTTCGCAGACGACCGCGCCGTCGCTCGCCGAACTGCAGTTCCCGACGATGGAGCTTTACGCGATGCCTGCCGCATCGCAGACGCTGCTCGACGATACCATCGTCAACATCGACGAGTGGCTGGCGGAAGAAGTTCGTCTCGCATTCGCCGCGCAGGAAGGAACAGCCTTCATCACCGGCGATGGCAGCAACAAGCCGAAGGGCCTCTTGAGCTACGATACCGTCGCCAACGGCTCATGGGCCTGGGGCAAGCTCGGCTTCATCGCGACAGGCGCGGCAGGTGCGTTCCCGACGAGCAATCCCGGCGACAAGCTGCTCGATCTCGTCTACGCGACGAAGGCGCCGTACCGCGCTAACGGCACGTTCCTGATGAGCCGCGCGACAGTCTCCGCCGTGCGCAAACTGAAGGACGGCCAGGGCAACTATCTCTGGCAGCCCGCAAATGGGCCGGGCGAATGGCCGTCGCTTCTCGGCTATCCGGTCGCTGAAAGCGAAGACATGCCGGCGATTGGCGCCGATGCGCTCGGTATCGCGTTCGGGGATTTCTCGCGCGGCTATCTCATCGTCGACCGCGCGGGCATTCGCGTGCTGCGCGATCCCTACACCGCCAAACCCTACGTGCTCTTCTACACGACGAAGCGCGTCGGCGGCGGCGTCCAGGACTTCGACGCGATCAAGCTTCTGAAGTTCGCCGCTTGATAATTGCGCTTGGCGTCTCCGCTCCGCGGAGCCGGCCACCAAGCGCGCTTCCATAATTCCCGCGCGGGTTCCCCTCCCGCCCGCGCGGAAACCTGCGGGGCCACTGTCAACGCGGTGGCCCCGCTTTTTTGTCTGCGCTCGGCGACACGCCTCCCGCGCGCTGGCCGCCGAGCGCGCCTGATGTTGCGCCGAACTGTTTCACCAAGGCCGTGCCTTGCGGCCGGCTCCCCGGAGGGGAGTCGCAAGGCACAAGAGAAAGAAGGAAATCTCATCTCATGTCTCTCGTGATGACGACGCCGCCAGCAGTTGAGCCGGTGACGGTAGCCGATGCGAAAGCGCACATGCGCATCGACAGCGATGACGAGGACGTTTTGATTGGAAGTCTTCTGCTGACGTCCAGGCTCCATATCGAAGTGGCGCTGTCGCTCGCGCTCATCACGCAATCGTGGAAATTGACGCTCGACCGCTGGCCGGGCGGGCGCGATGTCGAACTGCCGCTGACGCCGCTACGGTCGATCGACGAAGTCCGCGTGAAAAACGCTGCAGGCGTAGCGAATGCGGTGCCTGCAGAAAGCTATCTCGTCGATCTCGCCTCGCGGCCCGCGCGGCTCGTCTGGAACAATTCAGTCCCGCCATCTCCGCAAGTCCGCGCCAACGGCATCGAGATCGACATGACGGTGGGATTCGGAAGCACCGGCGAAAGCGTACCGGCGCCGCTCAAGCACGCAATCTTGATGCTGACCGCGCACTGGTACGAGCATCGCGATCCGGGCGAAATCGGATCGGACGATGCGCGCATCCCTGAGTGCGTTTCCGCCCTTATCAATCCATTTAGGACGATCAGGCTATGAAAGCACCGGTTAACGCCGGCGATCTTCGCCATCGCGTGACGATCGAAAGTCCGGCGCGCACAAGCGACGACGCGGGCGGCGCAACCATCGAATGGCAAAGCGTCGGTGACGTCTGGGCCGCGATCTGGCCGCGAACGGCTAACGAAAATTTCATGAGCGATCGCATTGCAGGAACGGCGACGCACGATATCTGGATACGCTATCGCAAAGACGTGACGCCCGACATGCGCATCCGCCACGGCAACCGCGTCTTTGCCATTCTCGGTGCGATTGACATCGAAGAACGTGGCCGTTGGCTCAAGTGTCCATCGGAGGAACGCGATCTATGAACGTGCATTTCACAATGAGCGGTGCCGGATCGGTGGCGCGTCAGCGGGCATTGAAGCTCGTGCACGAAGCGATGGCGAAGCGCGAGACGAACCTCGTCGCGATGCCGACGATGCAACCATCGATCAACCAAACCGGCAGTATCAATCGCCCGTCTTCGCAAGGAGGCAAATAATGTCGAGCGCAGCTTTCGCTCTGCAACAGGCAATCTTTTCAAAGTTGGCAAGCGACGCCGCGACGACGTCGGCGCTCGGCGGTCCACGCATTTACGATGACGTTCCGGCGCGTGCGGAATTTCCTTTCATGACGTTCGGTCAATCGACGGAACGCGATTGGTCGACCGGCACGGAAGAGGGCTACGAACACGTCATCACGCTTCACGTTTGGTCGCGCGCACGTGGACGCAAGGAAGCTCAGGCTGTGATTGCTGCCGCACGTCATGCGCTGCACGATCAGGACCTTCCGCTCGAAGGTCACCGCCTGGTTAATCTGCGTCACGAATTTTCCGAAGCGCGACGCGACAACGATGGCGAGACATTTCACGGCATCTCCCGCTTCCGCGCGGTGACCGAGCCAAACTGACGTCGCGCTTCGCTCCCGCTCCGACTTTAATCCCATCACTCTCACCATCCCCCGCGCCTGGCGGCCCGCTCCCCGCAGGGGAGTCGCCAGGCGCAATTGATTCTAGCCCATCTCTCTCAGCAGCTCGTGCCCGGCGGCCGGCTCGCGGAACGCGAGTCGCCGGGCACCAACCAAAGAGTCTCTCCAAAAATGGCAGCACAGAAAGGCAAGGACCTTCTCCTGAAGGTCGATACGACAGGCGCGGGCGTCTTCGTGACGGTCGCCGGACTTCGCGCACGCGGATTGGCTATCAGCGCAGAGACGGTCGAGATCACCAACACCGAGAGCGCCGGCCAATGGCGCGAGCTCCTGACCGGCGCAGGCGTCAAGTCGGCGCGCATCACCGGCTCCGGAGTTTTCAAGGACGGGACATCCGATTCGACGATCCGCGATTACGCGTTCAATGGAACGGTGCGCGACTGGCAAGTGATCGTGCCGGATTTCGGAACCATCGCAGGCGCGTTCCAAATCACATCGCTCGAATTCAGCGGCCGTCACGACGCCGAACTGACGTTCGACATCTCGCTCGAAAGTGCAGGCGTGCTGACCTTCACGGCAGCGTCGTAACTCCGCGCTTCACCCCTCCATCGTCATGCCGACGGGGCCGGCACCCAGACAAGCTGCAGCAAAACGGTAGGTGCTGTTTGCTCAGGGCGGACCGCATCTGCGAATCGGCTGCACGTTGACTGGATCCCGGCCTTCGCCGGGATGACGGCGTTTTTGAACCAAGCTGTTTCACCAAGCCCGCGCTCGGCGGCCGGCTCGCGGAACGCGAGTCGCCGAGCGATACATGCGGAGCGATGAACGCATCTGCAAGCCCGCACTCGGCGGCCGGCTCCCAGCAGGGGAGTCGCCGAGTGCCAACCAAAAGGACCCCACACCTTGGCAAACAAACACCGCGGCGAGATCGAGGCCACGCTCGACGGACGCGCGTATCGGCTCGTGTTGACGCTCGGCGCGCTCGCCGAACTGGAAAGCGCCTTCGGTGATGACGATATGCTGGCGCTCGCTGCACGCTTCGAGAAGGGACGGCTCTCCGCGCGCGATTGCGTGAAAATCATTGCGGCCGGTTTGCGCGGCGCAGGATGTGCCGTGACAGACGACGAGGTCGCGTTGATGCGCGCGAGCGGCGGGGCCGCGGAGTACGTCGATATCGTCGCTCGGCTTTTAAATGCAACATTCGGCGGCAACGATCCGCCAACGGACGAAACGCCAAATCGGGAGGGCGCCGGCGAAACGCGCGCCCCTTTCGCTGGCAACGCGTGATGGAACTCGGTCTCGGCGCGCTTGGCATGATGCCTTGCGCGTTCTGGTCGCTGACACCACGCGAGCTGCAGGCGGCACTTGCCGGAAAGTTTGGCGCAACGGGAGAAACCGCAGCGCCCACGCGCCGAGACCTCGATACGCTGATGCAGCGCTTCCCGGATGAAGGTTCTACAGATGGCAATGAATGACGACCAACTCGAGACCTGGAACGTCAAGGTCACCGCCGACACGAGCGATCTCGAGAGCAAGCTCCAATCGACGACGCGGACCGGCAGGCAATTCGCCAATACGCTGGTTTCGGCCTTTGACGATATCGCGATCAAAGGCAAGAATGTCGGCGACGTTTTCAAATCGCTCGCGCTGAACATCTCGCAGCTCGCTCTGAAAACGGCGTTGCAGCCGCTGACCTCGGGCCTGGCATCGATGTTTCAAGGCGTCATTTCGGGCGCTACTCCATTCGCGAAGGGCGGCATCATTCAAGGTGGGACGCCCGTACCGTTTGCGAGTGGCGGCGTCATTGCGAGCCCGATCACGTTCCCCTTGGCAGGTGGTGCGACAGGCCTCGCGGGGGAACGCGGGCCTGAAGCCATCATACCGCTGACGCGCGGGTCTGACGGCCGCCTGGGCGTCGCGATGTCGGGCGCGGGCGGTCAGCAGATCACGATCAATATTTCCACGCCAGACGTGCAGAGCTTCGGCCGCTCACAATCGCAGATCGCCGCGATGATTGCGCGCGCTGCCGCTGCAGGCCAGCGCAACCTCTGACGCGCAAAATCCCCATCGCCTCGTCATAAAAGCGAGACCCACATGTCCTTTCACGACGTCAGATTTCCGACGGCGATCTCGCGCAATGCGCAAGGCGGACCAGAGCGGCGCACCGATGTCGTCGTGCTGGGCTCGGGCTATGAAGAACGAAATAGCCGTTGGGCCGACAGCCGCCGAGGCTACAACGCAGGCTACGGCTTAAAATCGCTCGCCGATCTCGCCGAGATCGTCACATTCTTCGAAGAACGCCGCGGCCGTCTCCATGCGTTTCGCTGGCGCGATCCGATGGATTGGAAATCCTGCGCGCCGAACGCGATACCGTCAGCTCTCGACCAGGTCATCGGAACCGGCACCGGCGCGCAAGCGACATTCCAGCTGAAGAAAGTCTACGGCAGCGCCTTCGCGCCGTGGACGCGCGTCATCAAGAAGCCCGTGGCGGCGACGGTCAAAATCGCGGTCGCGGGAACGGAGCAGACGGCAGGCACGAATTTCTCGATCGATGCCTCGACCGGCGTTGTGACATTTCTCAGCGGCCACATTCCGGCGAGCGGCCAAAGTGTGACGGCGGGCTTCGAATTCGACGTGCCGGTTCGCTTCGACACCGACAAACTTGAGATCAATCTCTCGGGCTTTACGTCGGGCGCCATTCCAAACATTCCGATCGTCGAGGTCCGACTATGAAAACGCTGTCGCCGGAATTTACCGCGCACCTCAAGACGGGTGCGACGACGCTCTGCTGGTGCTGGCGGATCGAACGCCGCGACGGAACAGTGCTCGGCTTCACCGATCACGACAACCCGGTCGCCTTCGACGGCACAACCTACGAGGCAGCTGCGGGATTTACTGCGAGCGACATCACCGATGGCCTTGGCCTCTCGGTCGATAACCTCGAAGTCACGGGCGCGCTGTCATCGACGACGTTGACCGATGACGATCTGGCAGCGGGACGCTACGACGATGCGCGCGTCGCGATTTATCGAGTCAACTGGTCTGACCCGAGCCAGCGCGTGTTGATGCGATCTGGCAGCATCGGTGAGGTGAGGCGCACGGGGGCAAACTTTGCCGCCGAGCTGCGAGGTCTTGCGCATTATTTGCAGCAACCTAAGGGACGCCTTCTTCAGCGCACATGCGACGCCGATCTCGGTGATGCGCGCTGCGGCGTCGATCTTATGTCGTCGGCATTCCAGGGCACGGGTACGATCCTCGCGGCAAACTCGGCGCGGCGTTTCAAGGTCGACGGCATCGACTCGTTCGAGACGCGATTTTTCTCGCGCGGGCTCTTCGCGTTCACGTCAGGCGCGTCGGCTGGTCTGAAGATTGAAGTCAAATCGCACACGAAGTTCGCGACGTCCGTCGAGATTGAGCTTTGGACAGATGCGGAAGCTCCACCTGCAATCGGCGACGCATTCATCGTTACGGCCGGCTGCGACAAGCGCCTCGAGACATGCAAGGCGCGCTTCAACAACACGATCAACTTCCGCGGCTTCCCGTCAATTCCCGGCAATCAATTCCTGACGCAGATCGGACGCGCGAGCTGATGATGCAGCATGTGACGCGAGAGAGAATTGTCGAAGCGGCGCGCGGTTGGATCGGCACACCCTACCATCATCAGGCGAGTCTCCGGCACGTGGGAACCGATTGCCTCGGCCTCGTCCGCGGCATCTGGAGAGAGCTTTACGGTGGCGACGCCGAAACGCCGCCCGCTTACAGCCGCGATTGGGCCGAAGCGAGTGGAAGCGAGGCGATGCTCGAAGCCGCGAGCCGCCATCTAATGCCTAAAGCGATTTCGAACATCGATGATGGAGACGTCATCGTCTTTCGGCTGCGCCTCGGCTTCATCGCCAAGCACGCCGCGATCGTCACTGCGCCAACGAGAATGGTGCACGCGATCGAAGGTGCGCCGGTCGCCGAGGTGGTGCTGACGAACTGGTGGCGGCGCCGCATCGCAGGCGCATTTGAATTTCCTGATCTATCGGAAGGTTCCTGAACATGGCGACGCTTGCTCTCGCCGCGGTTGGTGCTGCCGTCGGTGGTAGCATGCTGCCCGCCGGTGTCGGACTGCTCGGCGTCACGCTATCGGGCGCGACGATCGGATCGCAGATCGGCGCTTTCGCGGGTGCCTACGTCGATAACGCGCTCTTCGCGCCCTCCGGACAGACGCGCGCGGTCGAGGGTCCGCGGCTTTCGGATGTGCGCATAACGTCCTCGACGGAAGGCGCGCCGCTGCCAAAGATTTATGGACGTGCACGCGTCGGCGGGCAGATCATCTGGGCAACCGACATCGAAGAAGAGATTGTCACGACCACCGAAGCGGCGGGTAGCGGAAAGGGAAGCTCGGGAAACAAAACGCGCGTCACGCAATATAGCTACTACGCAAATTTCGCGGTCGCGCTTGCCGAAGGCGTCGTGACACGCATCGGCCGCATCTGGGCAGATGAGCAGGAACTGGATCGCGCGCGCACGACGTTCCGCCTGCATACCGGCACCGAGACGCAAGACCCAGACAGTCTCATCTCGGCACGCGAAGGTGCCGAGAATGCGCCGGCATATCGCGGTGTCGCTTACGTTGTGTTCGAGCACTTCCCGCTTGCCGACTACGGGAATCGCGTCCCGCAGCTGACATTTGAAGTTTTCCGCAGCGTAGGTAATGAGGCTCAGGATGTGCGCGGCGTCGTGATGATCCCGGGATCGGGTGAATTCGTGTACGCGACCGAGCCCGTGCATCAGACGTTCGACGATGGCGTCTCGCAGTCGGAAAATGTTCACCAGATGCTGGGGGCGACCGATTGGCAGGTTTCGCTCGATCAGCTCGAAGCGTCGCTGCCAAACGCGAAGTCCGTGTCGCTCGTCGTCAGCTGGTTCGGGACCGATCTTCGCGCTGGTGAATGCAAGATCAAACCCGGCGTCGAGACGCGGCATAAATCAACCGCGCCGCTGAGCTGGTCTGTCGCGGGCGCGACGCGCAGCACCGCGCATCTGATCAGCACGCGCGACGGCAACGCCGCCTACGGTGGCACGCCGTCCGACCAGACCGTGGTCGCGGCTATTCAAGACATGAAAGCACGCGGGCTGAACGTGACGCTGACGCCGTTCGTTCTGATGGATGTCGCGGCCGGGAACGGCCTTGCAGACCCCTACGGCGGTGCGAGCCAACCCGCTTATCCTTGGCGCGGCCGGATCACGTGTCATCCGGCGCCAGGCCAAAGCGGGTCGCCGGATAAGACTTCGGCCGCGGCGACGGAAATCGCGAGCTTCGTCGGCACTGCGGCGCGATCCGACTACACGATCTCGGGAACTGCCGTTAGCTACTCGGGGCCTGACGAATGGTCGTATCGGCGGATGGTCTTGCATCAGGCGTTTCTCGCGAAGGCGGCGGGCGGCGTCGACGCCTTCGTGATCGGCACTGAGCTGCGAGGGCTGACGTGCGTTCGATCAGGAACGGGCGTCTATCCGTTCGTCACAGCGCTGATTACTCTTGCCGCTGACGTGAAGGCAATTCTCGGTTCGGATACGAAGGTGCTCTACGCGGCCGACTGGACGGAATATTTCGGCCATCAGCCGGGCGACGGCTCGGGCGACGTTTATTTTCATCTCGATCCGTTGTGGTCGTCGTCGAGCATCGACGCAATCGGCATCGACGTCTATTGGCCGCTCGCCGATTGGCGCGACGGGCGCGATCATCTCGATGCAATGGCCGGTGCGACCTCGATCTATGACCCCGCGTATCTACGATCGAACGTGCACGGCGGAGAAGGTTTCGATTGGTATTATGCCTCGGACGCCGATCGCGACGCGCAGATCCGCACGCCGATAACCGACGGCGCCGGCAAGCCCTGGGTCTTCCGCTACAAGGATGTTCTCTCGTGGTGGAGCAACGCGCACTATAATCGGCCCGCGGGCGTCGAAAGTTCGACGGCCACCGCCTGGGTGCCGCAGTCGAAGCCGTTCTGGTTCATGGAAATTGGCTGCCCCGCGGTTGACAAGGGCGCGAACCAGCCGAACGTCTTCGTCGATCCGAAGAGTTCGGAATCGGCGCTTCCCTATTATTCGCGTGGGCTTCGCGATGACTTGATGCAGGCGCGCCATCGCCAAGCGATGTACGACGCGTTCGACTGGACGAAGCCGGGCTACGTCGAAGGTCTCAATCCGATCTCGACGGTGACGGGCGCGCGCATGGTCGATCTCGATCGCATGCACGTCTACTGCTGGGATGCGCGACCCTATCCGGCATTCCCCGATGCAGCGACCTATTGGGGCGACGGCGAAAACTGGGAGCACGGACATTGGGTCAACGGCCGCCTCGGCGGCGCTGGACTCGATGATATCGTCTCGACCATTCTTCTCGATCAGGGCTTCACCGATTTCGACGCATCCAACTTGACCGGAACGGTGCCCGGCTACGTTATCGACCGGACGATGTCGGCGCGCGATGCGATACAGCCGCTCGAACTCGCGTACTTCTTCGACAGCATCGAGAGCGACGGCCGGATCGTCTTCCGCCATCGTGGCCGCGCCGCGCCCGCGATAACGCTCGAGCAAGACGATCTCGTCGAAGAAAGCGCGGGCGATGCGCTCTACGAGATGACGCGCGCTCAGGAAACCGATCTCCCGGCATACGCGAAAGTTCGCTACATTTCGGGGCTCGACGACTATCCGCAAGCCGTCGCCGAAGCGCGGCGCTTGACGGGCGCCAGTGGACGCGTCGCCGAAGCCGATCTCCCGATGGTGCTCGATGATAGTCTTGCGGGAGCGATCGTCGAGAGCTGGCTCTACGAAACATGGGCGACGCGCGAATCCGCGACATTCAAGTTGCCGCCCTCGACGCTCGCTCTCGAGCCAGGGGATATCGTTGCGGCCAACATTGCCGGACGAACCCGCTTGCTGCGATTGACCGGCGTCTCCGAGCACGGTGTCCGCGACATTCGCGCGTTGAGCATCGATCCGGACGTTTATGATCAGATCGATGTCGCGCCTCGCGCGGCTGTCGAGCCTGCGCCGGTTCAGGCCGGCTCGCCCGCTGTCGCGTTACTCGATCTGCCGCAATGGAACTCGGCAGCGGACGCAAGCGCGGGTTACTTCGCCGCGATGCAGAAGCCGTGGCCGGGGAGCGTCGCCATTTTCGCATCGCCGCTGGAGACGAGCTATCAGTTGAAGGCGATCGCGAGTGCTCCGGCGACACTCGGTGTGACGCTTGATGATCTCGCGCCGGGTCCCGAAGGGCGGATCGATCGTCGCGCCTCGTTCCGGGTCCGGTTGACGAATGGAACGCTATCGTCAGTCGATCTCATCGCGATGCTCGCAGGCACAAACCTTGCCGCTCTTCGCAGCACGAGCGGCGATTGGGAAATTATCCAGTTCCAAGTGGCGGAACTCGTCGATGTGCAAACCTATCGGCTGGGCGGACTGCTCCGCGGTCAGTTCGGAACCGAAAGCGCGATGGCCAATCCGCTGCCCGCTGGCGCGCAATTTGTTCTTCTCGACGGCGCGGTGACGTCCGTGCCGCTGCGCGAAAGCGAGCAGAAGGTTTCGCTCAATTGGCGCTACGGTCCGGGCAATCGCGATATCGGCGACGCGTCGTATGTCACGGTGCCGTTCGCCTATCAGGCGCTCGGCCTTCGGCCCTTGTCGCCGGTTCACGTCAAAGCCGTGCGCGCATCGGGTGACCTGCAAATTTCCTGGCTTCGGCGCACGCGCAGTGGCGGCGATAATTGGGAATTGCCCGAGGAGCCGCTCGGCGAAGCGAGCGAAAGCTACGAAGTCGAAATCCTCGACGGCTCGACGGTGAAGCGCACACTCGCGGCATCGTCACCTAGTGTCACATATTCGAGCGCCGATCAGATTGCCGACTTCGGCAGCGTGCCGTCGAGCGTGTCGATCAAAGTCTATCAGACAAACGTCGTCTTCGGCCGGGGCGCACCGCGCGCAGCAATTGTTTAGCGCTTAAGTGGAGTTGAGAGTCGCTGAATTCCCCTCCCCTTGACGGGGAGGGGTTAGGGGTGGGGTGAGACGAGGAGCTGGAAAGATTTTCGGAGGCGAATGGCTGACCTTCTCTGATTGTTCATTCTCGACGAACTGCACTGTGCTGTTTCGCTCAATCCCCCCACCCCCGACCCCTCCCCGCTAGGGGGAGGGGAGCCGTCCGGCCGAAACGGAAATCTCAAAAAGGCGAAACAACCATGGATCAACCGGCGTGGCTCGCGGCCGCGTGGGCCGAATTCGGCGTGCGCGAAATTCCAGGCAAGGAGAACGCCGCCGAAATCCTTCGCTACTTTCGCGAAGCCGGCGATTCGAGCGTCGAAAGCGAAGAGACGCCGTGGTGCGCCGCGTTTGCAGGCGCGATGTTGAAGCGCGCTGGCTGCGAAGGCACCGGATCGCTTCTCGCAAGATCGTATCTCGATTGGGGCATCAGTCTCGATGAGCCGCGCTTCGGCGCCGTTGCCGTGCTCGCGCGCGGCGATGATCCGACAGCCGGACATGTGGGCTTTGTGATCGGAGCGACAGGCGAGAAGCTCTATCTTCTTGGCGGCAACCAGAGCGATGCGGTGACGGTTGCACCCTTCGACGCAGCGCGGCTTCTAGGCTTCAGATGGCCGCACGCCGACGCCGATACGGAACATGCGACGGCGAGCAACGGCGTCTTCGCAAAATTGCTGGCCCATGTCCTCGAAATGGAGGGCGGCTATTCCAACGATCCTTACGATCCGGGTGGCCCGACCAATCGCGGCGTCACGCTCGAAGTCTATGCCAACTTCAAAGGCCAGACGATCGACGCGGGGTCGCGGCCGCGTCTGATTTCGGAATTGAAGTCGATCCCTGATCCGGTCGTCGAGGCCATCTATCGCAGGCGATACTACGACCCGGCGCAATGCGCGCTGTTCACGGCGCCGCTCGCGCTGATGCATTTCGATGCCGCCGTGAACCACGGTGTCGGCGCCGCGATCCGGATGCTGCAGCAGGTCGTCAACGTAACCGTCGACGGCGAGATCGGCTCCGAGACGCTTTCTGCGATCGGAGGCCGGAGCCTGATCGATCTCATCGACGACTACGCCGAAATCCGGCGCACCCGATACCGCGCCCTTCCGCACTTCTGGCGCTTCGGACGAGGCTGGTTGAAGCGCGTCGACGCGACATTGGCTCTCGGAAAATCGTGGGCCGCGGCTGAGGGCACGACGCGAGGGCTTCTGGAACCCACACAAATCGCAAAAGGAGAATCCAACATGGGCAACCAAGCAACAACGACGAAGACGACGGATGATGGAACGAAGTGGTGGGTCCAATCGAAAACGCTATGGGGTACGCTGATCACCGCCGCCGCAACGGTGATCCCCGTCGTTGCCCCGGCGATCGGGGTAAGCCTCCCGGCGGACGTTATTCAAGCGTTTGGCGATCAAGTACTTACGGCTCTCCAGGCCTTGACTGCGGTATTCGGGACGGCCCTGGCCATCTACGGCCGGTTCAAGGCCTCGTCGGTCCTGAGCCTGCGCAAGAGTTAA